CATCCTGCGCTGTGGCGGTGTCCATTCAGTAGATTGGCTGTTAAACGCCCTAGGTTGCCCACTGACGCGCTTTGGCTTGTTTTTGGCATCTCGCATACACCAGTTGCGCCAGAACGCCTGCACGTCCACATATGCGGCCTTATTGCCGTTTTGCTGATCCCACATTCTGATTGCTTGTAAGACCTCGCCACCATTTAGACCTTTATCAGCGGCATAGGCCAAATCCTCATCAGATGGCGTCCAATCACAAACTTTGGTTTTTCTATTTTTATTAACTTTAGTATCTTTTAGTTTATGGTTGTCACTGTGACAGGGGTGGGTAGTCAGACTGACTAGGGTATATTCAGATGATCTGCCGGTGCGGTGGGTCACTGTGACCAACCCCTCATCGACCAGCTTTTTGATTTTCCGGCGCACTGTCGCCTCACTTGCACCGGTAAAACGCGACAAATACCCTGCCGATGGCCACGCAATCCCACTATCGGGATTTGAACAGTTCGCCAGCGCGATGAAAACCAGCTTTTGCAGCGGGTCGTCCAGCGGCGTTGTAAATGCTATTTTTAGTGCTTCAATGCTCATTTTTCAGCCTCTATCAGTTCAATCGCTAACGCCGCATATCCGATGATGTCCGTCCAGCTATCAATATGCTTGCAATCGGCATTCTGCAAACGCGCCAATTTAACGCCAATCATCGCTGCGCCATACTCCGCAACAGTGATGTCACGCTTTACGATGCGTGAAATCCGGCGTGCGCCTTTTTCCCAATTTGCACGCAAATCACCATAATCTGCGCCACGTTCAATCATCTTTTCTTTTACATCATCTAATGCTTCAAAACGGTTCATTTAACACCTCTAACACCTTAAACTGNTCNATNGGCACTTCGGCCATCANCCCATAATCGCGTTCAATCCCACGGTCGCGTCTGCCGCCNATNGTCGTCAGGAAATCNACATCGAAATTGCAGTAACCGACCCGATCCATCCAGCGCACNATCANAAACGTGGGNATGCCGGTNTCNAACGCCACTTGCCGCGCATAGATCATTTTGTGCAGATGTATCAGTGACGTTTTNTAGCGGTTCATATTGAACGTGCGGCACTTGATTTCCGCAAACGCAGATATGTTGCCATCACGCAGCANNGCAAAATCAAGCTGGCANTATTGTGGCAATTTAACCGGCGTGACCTTCCACGTTTCGGCCACTTTTGACATTGTGATCATTTCCAGCTTTAGGTTTTCACTGGTTTCCATATCAGCCCCCGTTTGGATCATATGACAGATTGTTTGGATTAAACGGGATGATGTTGTGTTTGTTGCGTTTGTTCTTGCAGTATTCCGCGCGGATCACGCCAAGCGGCTCAACACCATCTTCAATGTGTCGTGGATAAACCCGCACCTCAATGCCGGTCTTGCCTTTGAACAGGTGTATCGTCAAATCCTTTACGTCAATCCAGCTTTCAGCCGACAGCATCGTATAAGTGCGATCACCGATTGTTTGATAACCATCATCCATTTGCCATTATCTCCCGCGCCACATAACAAAACGTGTCAATGTCCATTTCACACGCATATCGCCAGTCGTGCTTTTCAGCAATGTCACCGGCCATCACGAAAAACGTCAGATATGTTAACGCTTGAACCGGCACCCTTACCCGCGTTTTTTGTCGATCCAGCCGGTAAAACAATGCAGGCATTTTATCGCCGCCAGCATATTCAGCCGCCGCGCATACTTGATCCCACCACGCACTATCCACCCCCGATTTTCGCCTTTTGCATTCCAGAACAAAAGGAAAATCGCAATCATTAGTGACCAGATCGCCAAGGTGTTTCTCGCGCGTCTGATCCAGTTCACGCACGAACGTGATACCAAGCTGGTCATATAATTCTCTTGCGATTTCATATTCATAGCCCTTGCCTTTATTGCGGCTTTTTAATCCAGACATTTCTGCCCCCGTTCGGTTGGTTTCGCACATCATTGCCGAAATAGATTAAATCTGTAAAGCGGAAATTTAAGTGTTGCAAAATGTGACTGCGTGGAATACCGTGTCGGGATGAAACGGGAAATCGGAAAAGAGTGGCGTGACGCTGACCTGACACACTTATCTGTCAGCCAGCTAAATCGCACGCCAGCTTATTGGATTTACGCATATCTGTATTTGCGTGATGATCGTAAAAACATAACTGTCGGGGAAAACGCCGCAGTCGGCACAGCGGTGCATAACGGCTTGCAGTCAATCGTCTGCCACGGTCAAGATATTACTGATCAGATTTTGGCTGCACAGATTGCGTTCGATTTTCACGATGCCAATCAGGACGCCGCAAAGCGCGAAAAATATCGTGATTGCATACCGGATATGATCCGCAACGGCATCGACATATTGACCGAATACGGCTTCACAGGCGCGGTTGATGAAGAACGCATCGAAACGTGGCTTGATGGTGTCAACGTGCCTTTAATCGGCTTTGTCGATCTGTTGGTGCCGGATACGATGTTTTGTGAAATAAAGACCAAAGCACCGCGCAAAACAAAGCTGCTGAAAGATGGCACGCAGGGATGGGCAAAAGCGACCCTGCCAAAAGCACCGGAAAAATCGCACGTTGCACAAGCAGCGATTTACCATTACGCGCTGCAAGTGACGCCATCGATCTGCTATGTGACCGACCACGACGCGGTTATGTTTACGCCATTCAACTGCGATGAATTGAAAGCCGACGCTGGCTGACGCAGTTGAAGATATGCGGCAAAAGGCATTGATCCGGCAAAACCTGTTGCGGGTTAGCACCGATCCGAAAGTGCTGGCCAGCTTCACCGATCCAGATTGGGGTCATATGTATCAGTGGAAAATCGAAACAGAATATTTAGAAAAGGCGAAAAAACTATGGAAGCTGTAAAACTCGACAAAGCATTAAGCGATTTCCGCAATGCGGCAACGCTTGGCAAATCTGGCAAAAACCCTATGTTCAAAAGCCAATACAGCACGCTTGGTGATGTGCTATCTGCGCTGAATAAAATATCTGATTATGGTTTGGCGTTTAAGCAGTATTTCAGTGACGACTGTTTGGTCACAACTGTGTCGCACATCGAAACCGGCGAAAAGTTCGACAGTGCCATACCGATCCGGCCAGAAAAAAACACACCGCAATCATACATCAGTTGCGTGACCTATCTGCGCCGCGCCAGTTTAATGACGATGTTCGGATTGAATGCAGATGATGATGATGGTAACTTGGCAAGTGGCAATGGCGCGTTTTCCTCCCGTTCGCAGCCTAGCCAAAAGGCACCGGCAGTCGCACCCACTACGGCTGTCGGTGCCGCACCCCCAGTCGCCTTTCCAAACATTGATAACGAATTGCAGAAATGCAATACCGTGCGTGATGTCAACGCACTTTACACCACTCTGGTGCGTGCGCGTGACGTGACACCAGATGAAATCGAAAAAATGCGTATTAGAAAAGAGGAATTAAAATAATGAATATGTGCACGTTTGTCGGTCGCATTGGCCGTGATGCTGAAACTAGGCAAGTTGGTGACACAACAGTGACTAGCTTTTCATTTGCCAGCAATGTTGGGTTTGGCGAAAAAAAAACAACTATCTGGCTTGATTGCTCATTGTGGGGCAGTCGCGGTCAAAAATTAGAAGCTGATCTAAAAAAAGGTGCAGAAATGACTTTGATCGGGGAAATATCTGAACGGGAATACATAAATAAAGACGGTCAAGAAAAACGCAGTTTATCTTTACGGGTTGCTGATTGCACATATCCAAAACCGTCAGCACAACAAGCAGAAATCCAGCCGCAGGGTCAGCCGGTAACATTGGCACAAGCTGTTGATGATGCGATCCCGTTCTAAAAAAACATCACGCCGGATGCCGCGCCTTGAGCGTTGCATCTGGTGTGAAAAAGATGTGGATCTAAACGGCCACGATTGGGTCTGTGACGGCAATAAACAAGTGCTGCACGTTGACTGCTTTAATGACAGGTTAGGGATAATAAATGCAAATCGACAAAAACATACCAGTGCCAGCACCGCGTTACAAACATCCGATAATTGATAAAATGGATGTCGGTGATAGCGTGCTATGTGACAACCGAAAGAAAATCGAACGATTGCGTGACGCTATGCGTTACCGCAACATAAAATATGCCACAAGGCGGGTGCCTGAAGGTTGGCGGGTTTGGCGGCTATCTTAGCCGCCTTTCTTTTTGTTTTGGAAACTTTCCAGCGCACCCGCACCAAAGTAAAAACCCAGAATGATCATCATCGCATAGTTGATGCTGAATTGTTCCATCACTTTAGTCACCGCATCTGGATCGCCTTTACCCACGATTGTCATCGTCAGCACAATGATATAACTGGCCAGAAACGTAAATCCAAACATCAGTGCCAGATAGCGTTGTGCCAGCTTAAACGGTGCATAGGCATTCATCAGATCAATGCGTGCTTTGCTCTTTGCGGCAATCTCTTCTTCGGTGCTTGTGTGCATATCATCGATCAGCTTCATACCCTGCTTTACGACATCGCCAGACCCCAAGATTTTACCCAATACTGCAAGCATCTCAATAACTCCAAACATTCGGGCGCGGTGCGCCGCCAAACGTGTCTAAATGCAAAAACCTTGCACTGCCTTTTTGCGCCACACCGATACCAGTGAAGCCCATTTGAAACGCCAGCCGCATTAGTTCGTGCGCCTGTTGACCGTTGCACGCTATATCGACCGCACAGCCCCGCGTATGCACTGACAGTTTGCCGGTCGGTTTGCTGGCTTCGATGCTGTGCTTGGGGCTGCGATAGCCGCTAGTGACGGTCATTGGCTGGCCATACACGTCACGCAGTTCTTGCAGCTTTGCCATAAACGATGCCGACATATTGCATTCGCCGGTTTCACTGCAAGCAAATTCGTCTTTGCTGAAATTAGGATACTTTTCCCAGTCCATTCAAATGCCTCATTTCCATAATGACATCAACCGATTTATGCCAGCTATCAGCTTCGTTTTCAGCCGTAAACCGTGACGGTGACACCCGTTTGGTTTTGTGCCGTAACAGCGATGTGACGGGCATAAACAAGCAACGTCTTGTGTCGGGCTTAACCAGAGCGACAATATCGTAATCCTCAATCGTTGCAGGACGTTTTTTGCCGCCCAAACCAAGCTGAAAATGATGAGACGGGTGTTTACGCCTACCAGATAAATATGCGTTCGCAGATTTAACTTGAATGCGTAAAAAGATTTCATCATTAAAAGCCAGTAAATCAATGGATGTTTGCTGACACATAGACACCCGCCACCCAAGTGACAGAATGGCACTAGCCGCGATATGCTCACCGATCAGGCCTATCGTCTGTGACAATTACATCGCCATAATTAGCCAAACAACAAAGCCTAGTGTCAGTGCAATACAGCCAGCAATCAACCCCCAAATAATCAAATCATCGATGAATTGTTGCCGCGCAATTTCTTCTTCTTTGCGGCGTTTCCTAATTTCGCCTTGCAACCGGATAATCTGCTGCCAAGCATTCATCCCGTAATGACCAATCACGAAATTACGCAGTTCATTTTCCATTTGTTCGGCTTTTTTAAGCGCGGCAAAACTCTCTAATGCTTCCTCTTCAACAGATCCGAAGCGGCGCGATTTGGCTGTGGCGTGATGCGTTTTTATGTTTTGTATCGCACCCATCCAGCGACCAAGATCGCCAGACATACTTTCGATCTCTTTACCGGCCGCAATGCCTTTTTTAAGCAGATTATAGCTGGTCGTGGCGGCTGCTAATAATGTGACGGGATCCATTTTGCCACCTCAATGTTTGATTACTCCCGCACTAAATAAATCACCCAGATCAGCATAAACGTCTGGATCAGATCGATCATTGGTATCTGTATCATTTGCGTTGCCTCATTCGCCATAAACGCCAAAACACCAGCACCATTGCACCAAACGCAGCGGCCATACCAAACCAGCTTTCAAGCGCGTCAACCCACATTGGCGCGGACAAACCAGTTGCAATGGTCGCAATGTCAATTTGGGTGTCGTTGTCCATTATATTTGATCCGGCCAATCGTTAATGGGCGCGTTGCCAGATGGTTCGCCATCGACTATCGGCACATCCCATAATGCCATAAATGCGGTCAAATCACTAGCCGCATCAATCGCTGTTTCGATAGTATTGCTGGCC